CTTTATACGGGTCTATTTGTTTATTTATAGACAGTTTTAAGCTAATTTACTGAAAACAACCAAAAAACGGTCCAGGCATTTGGCGTCTAAGCCGTTAAAAACAAAAACGCATATCACAACATGCACAAAATGAGGACAATATGCCAGCAGGACGACCACTAAAATTTCAAACTCCGGAAATTATGCAAGAACTGATTGACGCATATTTTGATAGTTGTTGGGAAACTGACAAGGACGGCAACAAGATACAGGTCAGGCCATATACAATCACAGGCCTGGCAACAGCGTTGGATACGGATAGGATAACGCTGATACGGTATGAAGACAAAGAGAAATTCAGTAACACTATAAAAAGAGCCAAGCAAAAATGCGAGCAATATGCCGAAGAGCGTTTGTTTGGAGGCCAGCAAGTTGCAGGAGCTATTTTCAATTTGAAAAACAATTATGGTTATAAGGATACACTTGATATTGATGTTGACGGCGAACTGAACTTGACCAACAAGACCGACCAGGAGCTTGAAGCTGAGGCACTAAGACTGGCAGGTCTGGCAGGGGATGAATCGTAGCAAGCGATAGGATAGCATGAGCTTGTCAGTCCATAGGTCAGCATGGGCAGGCCAGTGAACGTGCCCACAGTGCTGCATATGGCGGTCAGGATGCCGAAAAAGTGATTAGCCGTACAGGAAAGGCGAAGGGGGGCAGAGATATAGAGAATAGTAATATAATATCCACCAACAGTATCTCGCCCATTCTGACAACTTTGTTTTTAGAGAAAGCCCCCCCCCTTGTAGATAGGAATTGGGTTTTCTGAAAATTTTTTTCAAGTCTGAGAGAGGTTTTAGTGGTGGCTGACAAATTGTATAAGACGACAAGTGTGGGAGACAAGACGCTGGGTTTTATACTTTTTTGGGTGCTTGTTATAGGGTTTGGAAGTGCGGCGGTATATTTTTGGGGTTTGTTTTTAACGAGTGTTCAATGATTGAACTTGGCCCGACAACACCGTCTGGATTGATTGGAGATATTTTGGCAGTGTGTTTTCCGTTGATATTTTGGGGGGTTGTATTGATTATAGGTTTGCTTGGAGAATATATAAGAAAGAGGAACTAATTGGACCCAACAAAACACATAACTCCTGAAATCATTGCAAAAATGCCAAGGGATGTTTTAAAGCAATACATATTGGTTCAAAGCGAACTAAATCGTAGGGCTTCGCGTAAGGCTATTGGCGCATATTTTGCAGACGAAGGGAAGTTTCCAAGAAGTTTATATATTCCTCACTTGAAGTTTTTCGCTGCCGGGGCTAAATGGTACGAGCGTTGCTTTATGTCTGGAAATCGTGTTGGCAAGACAATAGCCGGTGCTTATGAAGTGACGTTGCACATGACTGGCGAATATCCAGATTGGTGGGAAGGAAGACGTTTTGAGCGCGGTGTTCAGGTGTGGGCGGCTGGCGATACAAACCAGACAGTTCGTGATATTTTACAGAAAACTTTGCTTGGGGCGCCAGAAGCAATAGGAACCGGGATGATTCCTGGTGATTCTATTGTTGGAACGCCAAAGAAAAAGGCTGGTAGTGTTCCGGATGCCATAGAGTCCTTTCATGTTAAACATAAATCTGGCACGATATCTTATTGTCAATTTAAATCTTATGACCAGAAGCGGCGCTCTTTTCAGGGAACAGCACAAGATATAATTTGGCTGGATGAAGAATGTCCTCTTGACATTTATTCTGAGTGTTTAATGCGTACAATGACGACACAGGGGTTAATGATGTTGACATTTACGCCTTTGATGGGTTTGACGGACGTTGTTTTGACGTTTATGCCTGACGGCAAATTCCATAAACCAGAAGAAATTGGAAAATTTATTATTCAGGCTACGTGGGATGATGCTCCGCATTTAAGTAGAGAAGATAAAGAAAGGCTCTGGGGTGCAACTCCTCTGCACTTGAGAGAAGCCAGGGCCAAGGGAATCCCTCAACTTGGCTCTGGAGCTATCTATCCTATTGGAGAAGAAAGACTGCTTATAGACCCTATGCAGATTCCTTATTGGTGGAAGATGGCTTATGCGTTAGATGTTGGCTGGAACGCTACTGCTGCTTTGTGGGGAGCCTGGAACCCTGATGACGATACGGTGTATATCTGGTCAGAATATAAACAGGGCGAGTGTATGCCGCCGGTTCATGCAGAAGCTATAAATGCACGTGGTACTTGGATACCAGGCGTAATTGATCCTGCTGCTGACGGGCGTAATCAGAAAGACGGTTCGAGGTTAATGCAGGAATATCAGAACCTTGGACTTGATATTATGAAAGCAGACAATACGGTTGAGGCTGGCATTTTGACCGTGTGGAACAGGATGGTTACCGGCAGACTTAAAATAATGTCTAACTGTGTGGCATTGTTGGCAGAAATGCGGCTTTATAGGCGTGACGAAAAGGGCAAGATTGTAAAAGCAAACGACCACCTTATGGACTGTCTTAGATATTTGATTATGACAGGACTGCAAAGGGCGTGTGTTGAGCCTGATTATCAATGTGTGGATAACAGTTTTGCTACCAAGGCTATTGGCGCAAACAGCGTAACGGGGTATTGATTAAATGAGCTTAAAACAACTCAGAAAGTTTATAAAATCTGAAAACATTGCCATTGGCATGGACGAAGAAGAATTAAACAAAATAGGCCGCATGGTTGTTGATGGAGCCGAAAAAGACGATACCGAACGCGATGAATGGCTTCAGCAAACCAAAGAGGCCATTGAGCTTGCAAAACTAACCAAAAAAACAAAGTCAACTCCGTGGCCGAACGCTGCAAACGTTAAATATCCATTACTTACTACAACTGCAATTCAGTTTGCATCAAGAGCGTATCCAGAGATTGTTAAGGGAAACAGGGTAGTTAGGTGTGCCATTATAGGCAAGGACGACAATGAAGAAAAACAGAAAAGGGCAGACCGTGTTTCTAAACACATGTCATGGCAATTATTGTACCAGTCCAAGACGTGGGAAGAAGGCCTGGATAAGTTATTGCACATGCTTCCTGTTGTTGGATGCTTGTTTAAAAAAACATATTGGTCTAAGACCGATGATGAAAACAAAAGCGAATTATGCTTACCAGACGAGGTTATTGTATCTCAGTCTGCTGAAAGTACGGAAACTGCTCGCCGGATAACCCATATCCTCAAATTCGTTAAAAACGACATAGAAGAAAAACAACGTGCAGGAACATGGGTGTCTGGCGAGATTAAATTACAGGGAAACACAGACGATACAGACGACTCTGACGAAGGTGCTACCTTACATGAGTTTTATGAACAGCACAGATGGCTTGACCTTGACAAAGATGGATACGAGGAACCATATATTGTAACGGTTCACAAGGATTCTACACAGGTTGTAAGGATTTTTGCAAGATATGGGACTGACGATATAAAATTGAACGCAAGTGGGCGACTTATGAAGATTGAGGCTCGCTCGCATTTTACAAAATTTGGGTTTTTGCCATCATTTGACGGTTCTTTTTATGACATTGGCTTTGGACAACTATTGGCTCCAATTAACGAAACAATAAATACCGTTGTAAATCAGTTACTTGACGCTGGTAGAGCTAAAATCATGGGTGGTGGTCTTGTTTCTTCATACGGTGGCATGTCTGGAGATATGACACTTGAGCCGGGTGTATATAAAAACGTAAAAATATCACCAGAACTATTACAGTCTGCTTTTAAGGACGCTCCTTGGCCAGAACCATCACCAACTCTATTCCAGTTGCTTGGATTCATGGTTGATGCTGGTAAAGAAGTTGCAAGTTTGCATGGCATAATGGCTGATTTGCCGACCTTATCGCAAGTTCCTATGGGAACTATGCTTGCCATGATGGAAGAAGGTAAAAAGGTCTTTAACGCTATATATAAACGCATCTATCGCAGCCTGAAGAAAGAATTTGGCAAACTTGCTAAATTAAATGCTGAGTTCCTTGAAGATAATTATTATTTTAGGGTACTTGACGGACCACAACAGGAAGTTGCAAGAGAAGATTATGACCTGTCTGATTTTGATATCATTCCGGTAGCAGAACCTTCAATGAGTTCTGATATTCAGCGTATGCAGAAAGTGCAACTGTTGATGGAAATGAGAGGAACGCCAGGGGTTGAGGATTATGAAATAAATTGTAGATATCTTGAGGCGCTTGAAGTTCCTGAACCGGAGAAAATACTTCCACCGCCAGATAAGCAAAAACCGCCAGGTCCAGACCCTGCGCTTTTACTGGAAATGCAGAAACTGGAACTTGATAAAGAAAAAATTGACACAGACAGAATGAAATCAGAGAGCGCTCTGTTTAAAATGAAATTCGATATCCAGAAAATAAAGTCCGAGGTTATAAAGAATTTGGCTTTGGCAGAAGCAGCAGAGGCAGGACAACAGCTTGGCATGTATAAGGCAGAGGCAGAGAACATGCTGAAAATCTTTGAAATACAGACAGGAGGAAATGAAAATGGCAATAACAAACCTGACGGAGGAGGAGGTGGCGGCGCTCAACCAATTCCAGCCATTCCAGAAGTTCCACAGAATATTGCAGGGCCGCCAGCAGGCGGTGCGTGAACACCTCTTGATGGGAGTCCCCTTGTTTAATCCTGCTTCTGGACCAGAAAAGGTAGCACAGGTATATGCAGAAAAGGTAGGGAAATATGCTGTGTATGAGGAGATATTTTTACTTTTAAAGGAAAGAAAGGAGGATAAAGATGTCGAATGAGACAGGTATTCATCCGGTAGAGTATAAGGTTTTGGTTAAACCTGACATTGTTGAAAAAAAGACAGATGGAGGAATCTTTTTGCCCGACCAGACAGTTGAGTCTGAACAATTTGCACAAATCAGGGGTAAGATTATAGCAGTTGGTGGTGATACATTCCCTGATTGGAAAGAACCTATCCCACAGGTAGGACATCGCATTTTGTTTAGCCAGTATTCTGGCACGAACACAAAAGGCAATGACGGAGAAACGTACTGGTTGCTTCAAGATAAGGACATAATCGCTATTTTGGAGGATTAACGTTAGGAAAGGACGAAAAAATGAAACAAGAAAATCAGGTAACAGAAGTTGAACAAAAAGCTATGGACATGGGCTGGAAGCCATTAGATGAGTTTCATGGAAAGAAAGAGGATTGGCGTGGTGCAGACGAATTTCTGGAACGTGGCGAGAAGATATTGCCCATTGTAAAGGAAAATTCAGAACGTGCCAGAAAAGAAGCAAAAAGACTTTCTGCCGAAGTTGCTTCGTTAAAAGAAATGCAAGCCAAATCTTTAAACCAGATACAGGAACTTGCAAAGCTTGCGAAATCTGCCGATGCCCGTGGATATGAAAAAGCCATGAAAGAGTTGCAGATAAAACAGCGTGAAGCAGTAAAGGAGGCTGATACTGCGGCTTATGATGATGCCACAGATAAAATAAAAGACCTCACAAAAGACGCTGCCAAGCAAGCAAAGGCTGAAGTACCTGAAAAACCAGAAGTTTTAGTGCCGCCTGAGTTTGATGAGTGGAACGATAAAAACAAGTGGTATGGCGTTGATCCAGACATGACGGCCTATGCAAATTCTGTTGCTCTTTATATTGACAAAACAAAGCCCGGATTAAAGGGGAAAGATTATTTTGATGCTCTTACAAAAGAAATAGAGGCAAAATTCCCTGATAATTTCCGCAATCTTAACAGAGACAATGGAGATGGGGCTGAACCGCGCACACCAACACCAACCAAAAAAGGCGGCAAGTCATTCAGTGATATGCCTGAAGCTGCACAAAAAATGTGTAATGAGTTTGTTGCTGACGGAACCTTTAAAAGTAAAGCAGAATACCTGAAGGTGTATTGGGGAGAAGAATAAAATGCAAAAAAAAATGAAAGATTTCTTTTTAGAACTTAACGAACCTTGTTTGCCAAGGATTTCTAAGGTGGACGTACTTATTGGCAAAGGTTTTTCTCTTTTTACAAAAGAGGGGCAACCAACAGACGATATTGACAAGGCTTTTAAACGTGGGGGCTTGGTCCTTATGGCTCGTAAAAAAGTCATTAAGGCCAGCCTCAAACCACTTAAAAATGTTGAGCCAAAACGAGATGTAATTATTGGCAAAACAAAAACACAGCCCAAAAAGGTTGTGAAAAAATAAGGAGACAGGAAAATGACAAAATCACCAGGAGAGGAAAGGAAAGAGGAAAGAAAAGAACGTAAAGTCGAACGTAGGCCGCTTGGAGGTCTTAGCCTGAAACTTGATGGTGTCATACCAAAAGGGTACGTTGGGCGCTGGATAAATGACGATGGTTCAAGGCTTCAGGATGCCTTGGCTGCCGGATACTTTTTCGCTCGAAAAGACGAAATGAAGTTTGACAAAAGGAATGAAAAACATTTTACAAAGGGAAGTGGGCTTTCAAAACCCGTTGGGACAAAAGATAGCGGTGAACCAATGAAAGCTTATCTCATGCTTATCAGGAAGGAATTTAGCGATCAAGACAGAGCCGCAAAAAAGGCAAAAATTCAGGTTATCGAAGATGCCATTCTTGGCGGCGATATTGGAAATACTTCAGATGGGGGGCGATATAAGCCCAAAGCCGCAGACGGAAGTCCCGGCATAAAGATTGATAATGCGGGCTTTACCCCCTGATTTATATGGGAGGTTTTAAAAATGGCAAACGCCGATAATGCTTTTGGTTTTGTTCCGGTTTCAAATGTAGCCGGTGCGCCAAATAGCGGAAGAATTACAAAATACTTCATACCATCTACCAACGGAGCCGCGTTGTATGTTGGCGACTTAGTGACACCTGCTGGGTCTGCTGACACGCTTGGGATTCATCCCACGGTTACTGTTGCTACTGCTGGCGGTGGTGCTTATATTTTAGGCGCTATCGTTGGTTTCGAGCCGGTGGGTGGAAGGACTACACCAGATCTTAACACAACCTATTGTCCGACATCCACAGCATCGTATGTTTATGTTGCTGATGACCCTGACCAGGAATTTATTGTTCGGGAAGATTCTGTTGATGGCGCCCTTGCCGCAACAGACATGATGCTCAATGCTGATTGGATTGCAGGAACTGGTTCAACATCGTTTGGCACAAGTGGTGCAAAGCTTGATTCAAGCACTGCTGCCACCACAAACACGTTACAGTTTCGCATTTTGGGGCTGTATGACACACCTGACAACGTACTTGGTGCGAACGCAATTTTGCGGGTTAAAATCAACCTTCACAGCCTGCGTTACACTACGGGCGTATAAAAAAAAGGAGGTTGACAAATGCCTATTAACACTGGAGATTTTGCAAAAGCGCTCCAACCAGGAGTAAATAAGTGGTGGGGGTTGGCTTATCAGGAACACCCGATTGAGTACAAAGACCTTTTTGGCTCATTTACAAGCAAGAAAGCGTATGAAGAAGACGTTCTTGCTACCGGTTTTGGCCTTGCACCTGTTAAAACACAGGGCGGTACGGTCAAATATGACACACATCAACAGGGATACGTTACAAGGTACGTTAACATTCGTTACGCACTTGGTTATATTCTTACCGAGGATGAACTTGACGATAATCAGTATCCCCAGGACTTAGCCAAGAAGCGTACAATCGCTCTGGCGTTTAGTATGCGTCAGACCAAGGAAAACATTGCAGCCAATGTGTATAATCGTGCGTTTGATTCTGATTATACAGGTGGCAACGGTGTTGAGATGATATCTACTGCCCAGGTCACAAAGAATGGAACACAGAGTAATCATCTTGCTATTCCGGCTGATTTGTCTGAAGCATCTATTGAAGATTTGCTTATTCAGATTGGTGCTGCTGTCAATGACCGTGGATTAAAAATCAGCTTGATTGGACAGTCTTTACACATTCCTTACAACCTAAACTTTAAGGCTGAAAGAATTTTAAAGAGCGTTCTTCGGGTTGACACTGCGAACAATGACATCAAT